AGGAGTAAAAGCTTTAGGCTTCCATCCTTTAAGTACCTGTAACCTATGAGCTACGTGGTCTCTTGACCCGGGGTTGAATGTTATAACTTTAATCTTATCAATCTCGACACCTTTCACATACCCTCTCGTCTTGTTGTTAACCTTAGGTATAAATGGTGTGCGTATCTCCCAGTCTAAGAAGACTACAGCTAATAGTCTTTTGATTTGTTCACGCCTGTCAGCTAAGGTAGCCGATAGTTGTTGAGCCTTGCGTACATCAAAAGCAAAACCTCTTATCTGTTGCTCTTTAATTATCTGTGCAACTTGGTGTTCAATCAGTATAGATTCCTTAGAGAAATCTTCTGCTATTAATTTTTCATATAACTTAGATGTTACTGCTACATCTTGTAAGCAATAGTCTAACATCTCTTGGCTACATACTTCCCAGCCACCATCATAGTCACCCTTGTGTAATCCTAGTCTGTGTCCCCATGCTTCGAGAGAGTGTCTACCTACAAGTTTCCTTGGGTAGTCCTTACGAATCATATCTCTTTCTAACATGTTAGGAAAGATTAGTCTGGATAATACTAAGGTGTCTACTACATTACTAGGGTTGAAGTAAGGATAGAACTTTTGTATAGCTGGTATATCAAAGCCTATTATATTGTGACCTACTATAACACTAGCAGTTCCTAATATTTCTACAGCTCTATCTATATCTGTATACACAGTTCCATCAATAGCAATGCAATGTATCTTGGTTGGTACTAAACCGTCAGTTTCTAAATCAAAGATCAATGGACAGTTACCTGTACAACTTTGATTTGATTGGCTGCTGGAGTTTCTTTCCTGACATGAAATAATATTTCCTCAACTACATCCGCTGACTCTTTATTAACTACATGCATCTCTATTTCTTTATACGGATCAGCCTCACATTTCTCAACAGCTTCTCGTATCTTGTCAATGAAATACTGTAATCGCTTATCATAGGCTTCTGTTTGTTTATCTGCTTCTAATTGTTCGACCTCAAGTTTAGTTGGTTTAATTATTTTTACCATAAAACTATTCCTCTCCTGTAAAGTCTTCAACAGATTCATGTAGTCTGCCTGTCTTGGGATAGTACCGAACAGTACAAGCCTTACCAGTCTCACCACTAAATCTATTCTTTAACACACGTACCACAGTATCATTACTACCATCAGCACTAGATCTTTCTAAACCTATTACTATATCTGATAGCTGAGCTATGGAATGACTACCACGTAGTTGTGATAGGCTGGTCTGTGCCCCTTCTTCATGTCCCTTACCTTCAGGTCTACGTAGATGTGATATGATAATCAAACCTACCCCTGTCTCTGATACTAATACTCTGAGTTGTGTTAATAGGTTATCAATCAATCGTCTCTCATCTCCATCAGACAAGCCACTTACTATAATAGATAGATGGTCTAGTATAATATAGTTACAGCCACAACCTTTAGCTAAGTATCTTATCCTTGATAGGATGTTAGCAATACTACTTGAACCGAAGTGATCATATAGATAGGCATTACCATTACCTATGGTTGCCTTGAATGCTACCTCCATATCACCTTTACTTATATCAGTCATACCTAAATGAACTGGCTTGTTAAGTTCAAGACCCATGATTCCTAAGGCTGTTCTTTTAGTAGACTCTTCTAACATAATGAAGCCTACCTTCTCACCCTTCTTAATTAAATCATAGCCTATCTCTCTTACGAATGCTGACTTACCTATGCCTGATCCAGCAGTAACACATACCATCTCATTCTTTCTAAGACCATGTGTCTTATCGGTCAGTCCTTCATAAGGATAGTCAACGGAATATAGTTCTTCCTTCGAACTAATCTCTGCCCACAATTCTGCACCATTAAGTATACCATCAGGTCTGTATTCCTTAGCACCCCACATGGCATCGAGAAGTTCTTTTACTCGACCAGCTTTTAACATTTCATTGGCATCTTTAAGTGGGAGGCTTGCTATCTTAGCCTTACCTGGAGTTAGTAATTGAGCACAGGCTTGTGCGGCCTTTCTTCCAGGCTCATCTTCATCGAACATAAAGACTACAGTTTCAAATCCTTCAAGCCATTCCATTGAGTTCTTAATATCTTTAGTTGCTCCTGCTGCCCCAGTTCTTAATGAGACTACTGGATACTTATTGTTCTGTACTTGACTAAGACTCAGAGCATCTAGCTCACCTTCAACAACAGTAATTAGTTTACCCTTGTCTCTCCATAGCCACTCACCATATAGTCCAACGTCTTTATCTCCTAGCCATACAAAATCTTTGTTAGCAAATCTTAACTTCTGTCCTACAATGCTACCCTTCTTCAGGTAGTTTGCTATATGCACAGGCTTACCATTGAATGTTCCTTTGTGGTAATTAAATTTCGTAGTAGTTTCTAGATTGATATGCCTTGCAGGTAAAGCCGAAGCTGTACCCCGGGCTAAATTTTTTACGGCTATAGTATTTGCTTCTGTCACTTTCTTTACCCCCTCTTTATTTTTATAATATTTACAGCCAAAGCAATATGCATGTCCGTCATCATACACCGCAAGATTGTCTTTTGAATTACAACTTGGGCATGTATCGTGGTGTGAAAATTGGCTTTCTGTTTTGTGCTCCATGTTATCTACCCCCTCGTTGAAAAACCCCCAACCACATATGAAAGTGTAGCTGAGGGTATGTTAGTGTTTAATATAATGTTGTATAGTATATAAGCAGACTGTCTCAGCATCTACATTATATACATCTTTAATTTCCTGCTTAATTCTAATCTGTGCTTTGTTGCATTGTTCTTCTGTTTTATATTCTTTTATATTTATAGTAGAGGCACCATTAAAAATCACAAGAATATATAACAACCACGTAAATGTCATATCCTATCCTCCTATCATATTAACTGATTCCATCTTGAGCCAAGCCTGTACGTCAAAGCAAGGACAATCTTTCTTAGATATCTCATTATGTCCTATCACCTTAGCATCTTTATATATATTGTTAATGAATGAAAGTGAGATTCTTAATGAGTCCCACTGGTCTACTGTATAGTTATTCTCTGGATTAAGATCAAGGTCTACACCACCTACCATACAGATGGCAACAGATCTATCATTGTATCCTTTAGCATGGGCACCTACTGCTTCCATAGGTCGTCCAAGTTCTATTAACCCGTCTCTTTTTATGACAAAGTGGTAGCCTATATCCAGCCACCCTTGTGCTCTATGCCATTTACTTATGTCATATGCTCCAATGTCCATAGTAATTGGTGTTGCTGATGTATGTATAATAATCAGCTCTGTCTTTCTTCTGTTATTCATAGCAGTCCTCTATTGCTTTCAGAGATTTCTCTCGTGTCTCTTCCTTCATCCATGTTAGTGGGATTAACCTGTCAGCATACATGAACCCATACTTCTCACACCACATAGCATATGTAGTATGAGACTTAGGGCTCAATCTATTCTTAGAGTTACTGAAGACAAACCTGATTTCAATATCAGGGTGTTGCTTCTGAAGTAAGAGATGTTTAGCCCTATCTATAGGCTTAAAAAAACCTTTAGCCTCGACAACTATTCCGTTACCAAGGACAAAGTCTGGTTTATATTTGGATACTGGTTTGATATACCTGAACCATAACTTCTTAGGCTCATATCCAAACTTGATTTTACACTCAGTTAAAAGGTTTGCAATCCTCCGCTCAAGTCCTGACCTGAACCTATTAGAAATCATCAAAGCTTTCTGTCTGGTTTTGGTTTTCTTCATCAGTCTCTATCTCCTTAGCTGTAACAATAGCAGGGGCAACAGCCACATGACCACCTTTTTCTTTTCCAAAACCAAATGAGTCGGCTACGTTACCACCACCTGTGACTAATTCAATCACCTGACAAGCGGATAACCTCATGGCTACACCCACACCTATAGTTGGACTATAGTATGGTAGTAAGAAACCAGCAGCTTTTATCTTAGAGCCACCCCATATTGTCTCATCACCGAATGGTGCACCTTGAGAGTCAAAGAGTTTAACGGACATCTTAATTGTTTCACCTGTTCTAGTAATCAGCTCAGCTTTTTGTTTAAGCTTAAAGATTACGTTACCTGTTTCATTACCCTCATCATCCATCTCAACAGCATAAGGTGGATCAGATCTTTTAATCTTCTTGTTCTTATTCTCACCTGATACTTCAGTGTACTTAGTATCTATAGCAGTATCAACCAACTTGATTAAGTCAACTGAGTCTTCTTTAGATAGCAGGATGTTTACTTTATAGTCACCAGCTGGGTTAAACTTTGTATCAGGCGTGTTCAACCATGGATACATCGCAGTCCCCTTTGGTGTGGTATATTTAGTAGTGTTTTTCATATCGTATTTCCCTTTATAGTTAATTAAAATTTAAATTCTTGTTCAAAGAATACTACCCCATCGTCATCAGCATTCCAACCATTGAGGTTTCTTCCTGTTTGTTTATCCCATCCAAACCTCCAAATGTTTCCACTCTTTTGTTTATACTTTCCAAACAAACGCAACTTACTTTTGTGCTCTTCATCTAAATCAAAATAATATCTGTACCCAGCTGACCACCCGGGCAAAGTACTATAGCCCTGTCCAAATGATTGGTATGAGAATATAAATATTATAAAAATTAAAATGTACTTCATACTTTAGTTTCCTTTATAGTTATTAAGACTGCCCCCAAAGTTACATCTACCTGCAAGAGCTTCGGTGAATAGGATTCCATTTTACATGCCAACCTTATTGTGTCAGCACTTCAAGGTAACTGTCCCACCTAATAGGCAGTCTATAGTTCTTAATGAGTATCACTAACTAAAGAAGAATACACAGTCCATGACAGCATCAATGTCAAGGTCTCCCATAGGTGGAGGAGGTGGTAATTTCTCACGTTTAGAAGGTGGTATTAGAGCTAACATCTTATGGTAGAATTTCTCTAACACATCATTATCTTTATACATATGTACGAAGGCATCCCTTAAGCACTCACCTAGCAGGTGTATCTCACTAGCATGGGTAGCATATGAATCATGTACCATACAAAAATGAGTAACTTGATTCTCAACAGCTAAGGTTATAGTTGCTGACATATGAGAAGCATCCAAGCCATGAACAAAGTTAGCTGACACTCCATTAATCTGCTCGCTGATATCATAGCTACCTGTGCTTTCCCTTATCCTTGGTCGATAGATAGTACCCATAAGTCTGGTCAGCACCTGCTTAGATTTATATTCAAGGTTAGCCTGTACGATAGGGAAATTGCTTGGAGTATTCCATACGATAGGTAGGTTCTCTTTACTCACTATCCTAGCACATAGTTGTAACCATGCCATAGTGTCTGTGGCAGCGTGAACAACAGTTTGAATAGAGTCATATATAACTCGACCTAGGTATGCACTAGCTAATAGTTCTTCCTTACCGAACACATCCTCAGCACCTTTACTAACTCTCTTCCTTATGTCTTCTCTTATAGGGTCGGTAAAGCTAAACCTCTTGCCACCATAGGGAACAACCATACAGGCATTCTTAGTGCTACTTCTTTTAACACCAAACTCTAACCACATATGAGAGAATGGATTATCAGCATCAGCCTGGAGCCTGGAGGTCGTGTCATCAGCTACCTTTTGATAGATGTCTTGAGGGACATCCATAGGTATTAGGTTAACTTCTCTCCCGGTAACTGTAGATCTAAGCATCGCACTAAAATGTTGTAATCCATTACATGTTCCATCGACTGCAACAGGTAAGGGACACTCATATTCGTACCCTAATTCACAGAAATTTTTCCATTCAAAACAGAATGCTAAGAATTGAAAAGGTTTATCTGCTGTTGACCACCAAGTGTTGGCAATGGGATCTGTCGCACACATGATAATATCTTTTTCATTTGTTTGCGTCCAATTAATCCTGTCCTGCATACTAATCTTGTCTTCTCCATAGGTGTTAGCACCATGAATAGCAAGCCAGCAAGCCCCATTTTCTCCTAATGGTTTACCCGTAGCAAACATCAGCAGTCCCTTAGAAGCATCAGCACCTTGATAGTTTAGGTATGATGGTACACAATAGGCTCTACCTCGGTAGTCCAACTGCATAGGAAAGAAGATCTCTGCCTCATTCATAAACTGTCTAGCCATTAGAGTAGTCTTCCTTAACAATAATCTTTTACTGTTCAAGGTATTGTTCTCCGTATGGGCAATGACAGCCTTCTGTTTATAGGCTATCAGAGCAGCTTTATCCGTATTCAGTATATGTTGAGAAGGTTTTGGTGGTAGCTCTACATCTTTACTAGAAGGTAATCCTCCTAGTGTACTACCTGTTTCCCATAGCTGTTCTATTAGTTCTAGTATAGGTTTATTAATTTTATAAGGTGTATTCTGCATCGCATTAATAGATGTATAGACCTGTTCCATTGGTCTATCTTTAATCTCTTCCAGGTACTTCTTCTCTCTAGTCTTAATGAGTGGGTAAGGTGTGATATGTGGTGTATGATAACCACCCCCATATGAACTCTTCCATTCCTTTGGTTTTATAATGGTAGGTAGATAATAAGGGGATAAAGTTTCAAGGCTTGTATTCCTATCATAAATAAATTTCTTGGTTTCTTCTGTAGGTACTAGCCAATCTGTCCTTTTATTCTTACGTGTAATCCTTCTCTTCTCTACTAAATTAGTTTCATTAATGATCACCTGGAGGAGGTACATTCCTACATGAAGACGCTGAGTTGTAGTCCAACCGCTCCAATCCTGCCCATCTCTCCGAGAAGCCTCAATTAATTTTCTTCTTTTATATCTGTAGTTGCTGCTCCTACCATCTAGGTTTTTCTTTACCACATGATAAAGATTTTTATTAGATTCTTCCATTGCTCGTAAGCGGATCTCATCTTCAATAGATGCACCAATAGCAATTCCAGATTCAGTAGACTTCTTTCCTAATGTTAAACTATTGATGACAACCTTTAAGGCTATACCGCTGGCTATTAAAGGTTCTATATTGTTTAATGCTAGTGCGCTAATAGGTTGAACTGAAGGTGAAGCCCTCCCGTCTAATGTTTCTTTAATATGTTTCTTAATTGAATCAGCTACAGCATCCAAAGCAATAGCTAATAAATATTTGCCATGCGAGGTAGCCGACTCTGTCCCCGCTTGTATACGCTTGTCTTTACGTGCATTAAAACGCTCGATTCCTTTTACCCTGGAATTGTATTCTAAAATTATTTGTCCTGACAATGTACCCATTTTTATATGCTCCTAAGTAGTACTAGCCCCTCACACATGAAATGACCCCGGGGTTGCTGAAATGCAGCTGGAATGTCAAAAAAGTGATAAAAACTACTATTTTTAAAAAATTAAGCCCCTTAGAGGCATCAAGGTTTAACACAAGCAATAGCCCGTATAGCCTAGATACCCCCTATTTTACCTTTTTATTTTTTGTTACATGTGCAGGTTTCACAATCGCAATCTAGCAT